GATACGTCGATGACAGGGATTTCTCCGTGTCTACGAATTTGACTCTCTCGAATACGTTGCATCTTTTCATCTACAAGAACTGTCGGAAGAGGACCAGCGTCGATAGACGTTCTCTCACGGCGGAGAGCTTCCAGTTGAACAGAATACTCATTTGGGGTCATGCTATGCTCCTATGTTGGTACTGCTATTTACAGGCTTTGCCGCACATACCCCAATTTTATTTGGCGGAAACGGGGCCAAACCCGGCTCCGTTTTCTAAACCTTAACTGTGGAGATTTTTGACGATGCCAAAATCCACTATCGCGGCTTCAGTAATGAAAGCCTCTGGTGGGAAGCCTGTTCTTATCTTTTCTTCGCTGAGTGATAAGCCTGCTAGTGAAAACACGTATGATGCCATTCGTTCGGCAAAATACGCCGCTTTCTCTTGCACGGCCTGTGATACGAAGATGCTTGCTCGACATAACTCTCACCCGTTCTGCGTTACTTGCAGCGCTGGGGAAGAATCTGTTAAGCGAGTTGACTCGAAGATCCTCACAGCTTCAATTAAGAACGAGGCTAACCTCGACGCTCTAACCTGTTCTTCTTGCAATAGCACTACTGTGCTGCCTTCTTATGTCCGAACCGCTATTCAAGCGGCTGGGGCTAAAGGCGAGAAGCTCCCCATCCACTGCTCCTGCTGCGGTACTGCTATGCACCCAATCAACGCTTCTGATGAAGCTGCCGTTGAAGAGGTTGTAGACGAACCCGTGGAAGAAGGTGCAGAAGACGCTGATATTCAACTAGCTGAACTAGACGAAATTGAAGCCTCTGAAGACGGCGAGTTGGAAATCTCCGAAGGTGACCTTGAAGGTCTTGACGAAATGGAAGTCGAAGCTGCTGGCGACGACTGGCCTTTCGTGGATCGTGGTGAAGAAACCACTGCTGCTAAGGGCGACGACGATCTCCCGATGGAAGACGATGTCAAACCTGCTGATGCAGCTCCTGTCGCTGAAACTGCCCCCGCTGAAACCATTGCCCCCGCCGGTGATTCGGATATTTCTAGTGACGACGATATCGCGCTAGAACCGTTTACTCTGGAAGAAGACGTTATGGACCCTGTCGACAACGAAGACCTGACCGCCCCGGTCGAAGCTTCTGACGACTTTGACGAAGACGATGTTGCTGTCGCCGCTTTCGAAGATCCAACGGAAGGTGACGCCCTGGCTGACGCTATGGACATGGATGATTCCGACGACTGCCTGTCGTTTGTTCAAGCCAATGGTCGTGTCGTTGCCATGAAAGCTCACGTTGCTGTTGCTTCTCTTACCAAGGAAGGTGCTGGAAAGAACGCTGACCTGATGTTCAAGCCTGCGATGACCGCTGCTGCTCTCAATGCAGTAAAAGCTTACGGTATGCGCAAAGGCCTGACTTCTGTTGGCTTCAAGATGCATCTGGTTCCTGTCACCACGAAAGCTGCGGTTTCTCGTGAACTGCAGAAAATGCAGGCTTCGGCTGCCAAGAAGGAAGAAGAACAGCGTAAGGACTTTGCTGCTGCTTTCGCCCTAGCTTCCGCCGGCCTTTCTAGAGGTTCTTGGAAGGGCTACGACAATCCGATGTTAAAGGCTGTCGAGACCGAACTGAATCGCCTTGGTGTCTCCAACTCCAAGCGTCTGGCTGCTAGCATTGTTAGCGCCGCTTCTGTTCCCTACTCGAAGAACCTGCTTGAAGTAACTAGCAAGCTGCTAAAGGTTAGCGCCGCGACGCGCGCCGAATATGCAGAAATGTTTGATCTGACTTCTTCAACTTCTATAGAAGCTTCTGCTGAAGAGGAAGACGGAGAGGAAGATCTGGAAGTTACTTCTAATCAAGTTGAGGCCCGCTTCCAACGCGCTGCACTTCTTCGTCCTAGAGTAACTTCTTCTGTTCAATCCGTAACCTCTGCTGCCGATATCCTTGCTGGTAAAGCAAATCTGCAGTTCTCTTCCCTAATGTAGGACTTCATGAAATGATTCACTACCCTCTCTCTAATCCCCTGCGCACCCGCGAATTCCCGGTTCTGTCTGGTGCTACCATTTCTCAACCTGGTCAAGCCCTGGCGGGTCTGTGGTCTGGTGGCGCTTTCGGCGTTCGCCCTTCGACTGCTGACACTGGTCAAAACTTTGTTGGCTTTGTCTGGCCGCAAACTTCGGCGATTCCTTTCCTGCAGACCACTGCCGTTAAGGTTGAAACCTTTGTTGTTCCCGCTGGCAAGACGCTCACCCTGGCGAAGACTCCTGTTGCTAGCACGACTCTGGTCTATAGCGTGACGGGTGCTGCTGCTGTGACTCCTGACTCTGTGACTGGTGCCGTGGTCGACCTGACCACCAACGGTACTGTCGGTCACACTGTCAACGTAACTTATCGTTACACTCTGACAGTTCCGGAAGCTCGCGCCATGAACGGTGACGTGATCCCTGGCAACTACGCCGGTCTAACAACTGGATCGGTTGGCGTGATTCAAGCTGGCACGATCTATACCGACCAGTTTGATAGCGCTGTCAACTGGCAAGCCGCTACCGCAGTCGAACTCGGCGCGTCTGGTATCCTCACCAATCAAGGTGGTGCCAGCAACGTCGTAGTCCCGTGTACTATCATCGCGATTCCGACTGTCGACTACCCGTTCCTTGGTCTTGAGTTCGACGCATATTGAACTGCGACCACCTAACTATACAGAAGGAATCAACACATGTCTAACATTCGAGCCAAAACCCCTGCGGTAGTCGCCCAAGATTTCCGCTTCGCGGGTGAATCCAGCCGCGCCATTGGTGCTAACGGCGAAATCAACGCTTCTAGCAAGAAAGACGTTCTGAATCGCAGCCTGCAACTAATGCAAGCCCAAGCTCGCGGTGAAGTGGTGACCGCTTCCGCTATGGAAGAACGTCAGCGCATCGTCGCTCAGAACAAAGAGCTGCTGCAAGCTGCCTTCGACAATCCGGGCGCTCACCGCGTTCTGGGTGAAAAGATGGCTGACCAACTGTACGTCACTGCTAACCGCAAGGGTTATGCTCGTCGTCTGATGGTTCGTCATGAACTCAAGCAGGGTGATATCCCGCGTTTCGCCGTTCGCAAGAAGAACGTTCAGGCTGTGATGCTGACTGGCCCCACTGCTATCAACACCCAGATCGCTCTCGACAAGTGGCTCACTCCTCCGGAACTTACGGTTGGTGCTCGTGTCTTCGTTCCGCAGACCGAGATCAACCAGTCCAACACCGATGTGCTGGAAGAGAAGTTCATTGAAGGTCTGGAAGCCATCATGGTGACCGAGGACCGTCTGCACTACAACCTGACCAAGGCCACCATCGGCATCGACAACAACCTGACGATCATCACCGGCAACCTGTCGCCGCTGACCTTCATGTCTGTTCGTCAAAACGTGCAGAAGTGGGGTCTGAAGCCCATGTACTGCCTGATGGCCTCTGACCTGTTTGTCGACATCGTTGGTGAGTCTGGCTTCCAGCAAGCCATCGAACCCGTTGCTCGTCACGAACTGGTTATGACCGGCGAACTGGCTATCCTGTACGGAATGACCCTAATCTCTGAAGACTATCGTCATCCGGAGCACAAGGTTCTGTCGCAGGGTGAGTTCATGATCTCGTCCGATCCGATGTTCCACGGTGCCTACTCGGATCGTGGCGGCGTTGATTCTCAACCGATCGACACCATCAACGAGCGTATCGTTGGACGCGGCTGGCTGTTCCAAGAATCTCTGGCTATGGCTGTGGCTAACACCCGCTCCGTTGCCTGGGGTCAGCGTAACGCCTAATCAATTGGGGGCTAAGAAATTAGCCCCTAGTTCAAACCCAAGGAACATCAGCTATGAAATACAATATGTCTCTGGACCTCCTGGCTCATGCCGTCGAGTGCTTTGCTAACGGCAAGACGAATGAGGCCTCGGTTGCTTTCGCTCGTGCTGCCAAGCATCCTTCCATTCAGGCCGCTCTGGCTGCTATCGAAGCTACCAACAGCAAGGCTTTTGCTGTTCAAAGCAAAATGAAGGTCAAGGCTGCAAAGCCTTCCAAAGTATCTGCTCGTCTGTCGCGTCTTACCGCTTCGGAAGCTGATATGGACGCTCAAAACGTCGGTGAAGATCTTCGTATCGAAGTCGAAGAAAACAGCAAACTGCGCGAAGTGCAGGAAGCTGCCCTTGACGATTTCGAAGAAGATGACGCTGACGACATGGAAGCTACTGTGAATGCTCGCTTCTCTCAATCGTTGAAGAACATCCACGCGGCTTCTAAGTAAGTACAAGAGGGGGCCTCAAAGGCCCCCTTTTTGTTTTGAAGGATGGAAGATGGCTACGTATAACAATAAGCAGAAAGATCCTATCAAAAACCTAACCCTGATAGACGATCTTGTTATGGAAGGCGTTCAGCAGCAGTTCAAGAAAGCCTTTTCTGCCTTGACTCTTTGGACTACCGGCGATGACGGTATGAAAATGGTCCAGAGGTTATACGAAGACAAAAGCGTCAAAGAAAAATATCCGATCTGCCTTCTGTCGTTAGAAAGCTGGAATATCTTAGAAGAGAAGCGTAATACACGGGACTCTTCGATGCGTGGCATTAAGGTTGCAGCTTCAACAGACTCAAGATCACTGCTGCGGTCTAAGATTCTGCCTATCGAATACGCTGTTACAGTAGAGTTCAGGACAAACTCTTGGGACGATATAAAGAGCTTTGCTAGGCACTGGCTGTTCCACAGTGTTACTCGTCAACTGAACTTCCAGGTGGACTATGGTCTTACACCTGTTGACGTTAGAGTAGAGTTAGCAAAAACCTTTACATTTCCTAAGCGTGAAACTTCCCCTGAACAAGTTCAAGAATATGTAGCTACCAACTCCCTTACTATTGGTAACTACATCAACCTCCCCGATCTGTATTCCCAAGACATCATCGATGCTGTCGAGGTTTCTTTGGAAGCTCCAAGTACAGACGGGACTTCCCCAAATACTCAGTTGTGGACTTTCACTAGTCCCCGGAGAGTTTAATGGACGACATACCAGTTCTAAAGCGAAAAAGCCTTTCCCTCTACTCTGACATCAACCGCAACTTTGGTGAGGTTGGGCAGCCGGACCTACTGTTTGATTCAAAAGCTATCTCTCAAGCTTTGATCAATATTTTCAGAACGTCTATCGGGGAAGCTGGTCGGATTCATGACCCGGAGTTTGGATCTGGTTTACCTGAGTTGCTTCAAGAGCCTATGGATGAGCAAACAGCCTTCAAGGTGAAGGCGGCTACTATACAGGCGGCTCAGCGCTTTGAACCTCGTATCGACGTTCTGGTAGGCAACAGTGCTATTCTAATCGACGAAACACTTCCTGGTTACAAGGTATATTTGGTGTACGTCATTAGACAGACAGGGGAAGTATCCAACACTGCTTTTAACCTGACGTCCAGAATGTCTGTAACCTCGTCAGTACCTCCAACTCCCGCCCCTCAACCATGGTCTCCGTTGTCTGAGTCTTCCCTTGCCTTGTGGATAGACCCTTCTGACGCAGCTCATATACGTCACGGTATCTCTGCTCTGCGAGTCGCGCTTGACAAGAGCCCCAATGGATACGAATTTCCTTGTGAAGCTCTGGAGTATAACACTACTCCAATTGTGTACTCTCACGGGGTTATCAATGGCCTGAGTGCGTTAAAAGTCCCCACCTATGGTACTGTTAGCTATCGCTCGGACCTAGTCATACCTGAAGCTGTTAATCTAGAGTGGGAACGTCTACATGCATTTATCGTTTTACGCAACGCTGTTCCACAAATAGACCAGACAAACGGGGATAGCTATGGTTTTGATTTGTTTCCTGTTTACAACGGGGACTTTTCAACTGTGCAACAGTCACTCCTGAGTGTCCGTTATGGGAACGACTTGTTGACGGCCTATCCGAAAGTAAGTCATGTTTCCCCAGCCGGAAGTCTTATTAGTGCGCGTAAAGATTTCCTGTTGGGAAATGATCCTTTTCTAATTGACGTTAAACTAGACGCGGGTGAAGTGACTATCAGTTACAACACTAACGAGATTCTGAGCGGTGCTTCTACGTTTAACGAAACTCTAGCTTATAGCATACTTCGAGGTATCAAGGGTGGTGTCCCCTTAGAGACCTCCACGCTGTATGTGGGTGACATCATCATCTATAATGCCTCTCTCAGCGATGCTACTATAGCTATCACTAGGTCTTATCTACAAAGTAAGTGGTCCATACCATGACAAGCGTTTTTCTAAAGACCCCTACGCAAGACTTCAGTGGCTCTATCGATCTTACTGACATTCTGCCAACAGGTGAAACTGCTAGTTCGGTGGCTGTTCAAAGCGTATTCCCCACAACTTCACCTGTACTAAGCGTCTCTTCTACTGTCAGCTCACCTACTAGCCTTGGTATCCTTTTCGAAGATGGCAAGGACTTCTCCACGTATGGGGTCACGCTCGTAGTCACCTCAAATACTACGGACACCTATAACGTAAACGTAGTGTTGAATGTTTCGTCCAGCTCTACGCCTGCTGTACCTAGCACTGATCCACTTTCTTTTGCTGATCTAGTCGATGAACTTCGTGCGGGTGACTCAGCTATCGGTAAAGGTAGCTTCTCTTTGCCGGCTAACTTTGATAGCACTGGGGCGTCGGTTAGCTGGACTCTACTCGATAGAGCTGGAGTTGTTCACTCTTCCAGCAACGCTTATGAACTGAATGTGTCTTCTGACACCTTCTCTACCCTGATAGAAGCCTACGGTTTAATCGTTGCACCTTCTTCACTAGCTCCTTCCTCAGCGGGCCACGCATATCAGATTCGCTGGGAGCTCACTACTGATAACACTACGAATCCGATTTACTCCTTCGAGAGCATTCGGATTGTAGGGTTAACTCCAACTCCAGTAGGCACTGAATCCTCTATCGAGTTAGAGGCCGACCCTATCAACATCAGCCTAGTGTTGTCTTCGTTGTACACCAACGTCGTCGGTGAAATGTTCTCTTCTGACAACACTCGGTTGATAACAACAGCCGAAGTCAGTGTTTCAGGTCCTACACAAGTGGCTGGCGGGTGGTACTACGGAGTCGTCATCGACCCTGTCACTTATCCAAATACTTTCGTAGCCACTCTGGACCCCTACTTGTTTTCCTGGAAGTACTGGAATAGCAACACTGCTACTAGCGTATCCAGACAGACTTGCCAAATCTACATCGTTAATCCTTCAATCCTTTCCGCGACAGAGGACATCCGTCGCATGGTTATGAAGGCGCGCACTACGATGTTTGGTATGCCTGACATGATCTTTGATATGCCGACAATGATGACTTGGCTGCGTCGAGCTCGTGATCTGTTCAATGGAGCTACCGGCCACCTGACAGAATTCAGCATGGTAAACGCTACTGGCGGTATCCGAGAGTATTGGCTTCGCTACGCTGAAGTCGCTATGCTTCAGGCGCATGCCCTTGCTGAAGGCGAAAAGGCGTTCAACTTCTCAGGTCAGGCTATCTCTCTAGACGTTGACAAGTCTCAATATTATCAGACGTTAGCGGACAATCTGCTGCAACAAATCAACGAAGACATCCGACCTTTCAAGCAAAACCTGCTGAAGAAGGGTGCAGTCGCTGGTGACGGTAATATGGCAGGCGTTGCCAACGGCGGACTTGGTGCTTCATCTAGGCTAGGGTTGTCAATTCACCCTGCTAGTCAATGGTCAACTCGTAGACTTCGTTTCTAATATGCGCAATAACGTCAAAGCTTGGACGACGGCCTCCCCAAAAGTGAAGGTTAGAGTGACGCCTGAGTATAACCGCGTATTGAAAAACGCAACTGATAAAGACCTACTAGATATACAGACGAGTTTGTCTACCCTACAGGGTTGGTATTCACATTCAGCGGGTTTTAGAAATGAGTTATACAAGGCGGCAGAAATCCTAGTACGCTATTTTAGGTACGATCCGTACAGAGGCCCCGTATACAGAGCTATAGAAGTAAGAAAATCGTTTTCAAAACTGAGCATCGAGGGTAAATTTCTTAAAGCTAATGTAGCTCACCCTGTCGCTTCTTCGTGGACTACAAGTATTTCTAACGCTATAAATTTTGGTAAAGCACATCACAACACTTTCGTTGTAGTGAAACTGTCGTCACCAGGGCTACAACTTTTCAACTCCAACTGGTTTTTATCAGTTCTTCCTGCATTACATAAACTTCTTAAGGCGGTTAAAAAGCAGCGGAATAAATCACTAGACAAGGACCTTCTATACGATTGCTTAAACTATGTGATTGACCTAAACAATAACGAATACCTTGAAGGAGAAGACGAAATTGTCATGCGACTACCAAATAAAGTTAAGATACAAGTAGCGGCCTTAATAAACGATCGTATTGTAAGAAGCGCTTGACGATGCCAAACTACGGAGTCCCAGCCAAAGTATCTGTAGCAAAAGCAAAGACTCCAACGTATAAGCGTTCTAACTTCGGAGTCACTCGTCTACAGCACGATAGCTACCGTGGCCTTGATTGGTATGCTATCTGCAAAGCTATCCGCATCCGAGATAACGGATGCTGTAAATACTGTGGTCTGAAAGAAAATCCCAAAGAGCGTATCTGGCACGATGTTCATCACATCCAACCTCTCAGTCGTGGTGGCACTACTACTGGAATAAATCTTTGTCTAGTCTGCAAAGACTGTCATCAGCTTCGGCACCCTCATCACAAGCTAGGTAGTCGAACAAAAGTTAATCGCCCTTGAGGCACGTTTCTTAACTCTCATACGAGGCCTATATGCCCATAAACATTCTTGCAACTACGAGTTCACCTCCTCCGCGTAAGGTGCTCGCTTCTGTGGAGGACGAAGATTCTCGTGCTCTTCTCTACCAGCTTCTAGAAGCTTTCTTGCGTCTTAACGATTCCCCTTCCGACGAGCAAATGCATTCGCTTGCTTCTGCTCTAGGGATGGATTCGGAAGCATTGGAAAGCACAATCTACTCGCTGTTTGCTGATGTCCTAGACCATAGCTCCGACGACACCAAAGATTCAATCACTTTTGATGATTCGGATTTCGACGATAACGATGTTCTAGAAGACCCAGACGTAACCGAGGTAGACGACGGTACTGAGCTAATTCATTTCCAAGTAGAAGGCTCCGACCCGGATGGTAAGGCTGCTGAAAACGACGGTACGCCTGACCTAGAACAACTTGGTCAACCCGATGCTTATAAAGAGGCTTCCGAACTAAACGGTGCCCCTGATGAAGAACTTCTTGATGAACTCCTAGACGACGAGGTAACAAATGTCTGATCGCTTCCTTTCAAATCTCCGCTCTATTCGTGGTGCCACCATCACTGAATATACTCAACTGACCCCAACGACCGCCAAGGTTATCGCTTCCATTATCGGAGATTTGTCTCCTGAAGAGTTCTGCGATCGCATGACCGCTGCTCTGAAGAACGAAGCCGCTCCCATCCGTGCGTCCTTCCGCTGGCTGGACAAGGGCCGATCTATGATTGGTTTCGTTACGGCTGTTCCCCCGGTACGGGCTTATGATGCCAACACTGTGGAAGCCAAGTATCGTAAGATCACTGCGAACACCTTCATGGACAAATCTGACGAAAGCATTTGGGAAGTCAAGCCTGGTTCCGGTGGCTCTTACCTAACCCGCAAAGCCAACGATAATCTGGCCGAGCTCATCGAAGCTGCTCGCGTTAGCCCTCGTGGTTCCACCGCCCGTATGTATCAAGTGGTTCAAGCCTCTGTCAACAAGGGTGAGCTACTTGCCTACGTGGATGGTAACTCCAATCAGGTCCACTATGGTTTCTGCATGGAAGCTTCCGCTGACGAGTCCTACAAGGTTCTATCGCACACCACGAACGAAGTGGAGACAGTGCCCACTGCTCACATCGTAGCCGCTTACGAGATTGATATCCCCAAGAATATAACAGCGGCTATCACTCCTGCTGACAAGAAGAATTCCATCGACTACTATAAGAAGCTGTACTTCTACGACCCGGCTTATCTGGAAAAGGTAATCCGCGAGATCGAAGAGACGGCTGCCGCGTAACCCACACCTGAGGCCCCTAGTGGGCCTCTTTTTGTTTCTGGAGTACATAATAATGGGAAGCAGAGGAATAGACCTTGACGAAATTGACGACTTGTTTGATGCACCACCTAGAAAAAGACATCGAGCTTATTCGATAGGTGACGACGATGACACACCTGTTCGCCCGGATAAATTACCCATTGGTAAGAAAAAGAAAAGCGAAAAGGTCTTAACTCCAGCGGAACTGCGACGTAAAAAGTACCTAGAGAGTCTAAATCAGAATCTAAAGGAGAAGCTGAAACCTGTCCCTCTCCCAGGTGCTGACTCTGCTCTCCCGGCTAAGCACGCAAAAATTTGGTCTACTCTAGACATACCAGATTTTGAAATTGACGGCAAACGCTTCGATGAGGATATCCCTCAAGAAGAGATGCACGAGGAAGATGAGTTAGCCGGGGAGGATAGCACTGCGGCTAACAAGAACGATGTGTTGATAGCCAAGCCGGCGAACCTTCGAGGTAACGTCTCCTCAAAGAAAGTTCGTGGCCTAGTTACTCTGTTTGGGCAGCGAGCCGATGCTGTCCTGCAGATGTTAGAAGACGATCAGAATACCAACGGCGCTCTTACGCTTTTGCAGCGCAGTTTGCTGCAGACAATGGTAGACATTCTACCTGTTATAGAGCGTCAGGTCCGCCGATCTAAAGGTAAGAAGGGTGTGTATCAGCTAAACCAGATAGTCGCGCAGGTGAGAGAGCAGATTCAGGATATGCAAGCTCTGCGCGAAAAAGGTAATGCTGGTGCCACTGTAGTCGATCGCATAATTCGACCAGCTTACCTAGATTTAGCTGCTCAAGTACAGAATGCTTACATGGAAATAGAAGCACAAGCCCGTACTAGAATGAGCGAGGAGGAATTCAAAAGCTTCCGAGAAACTGCCCTGCTTTCCACGAAAAAGGGTCTTGCTGAGTATATAAATGGTCAGTATAACGCAATTCGGGAGGGCGTTATAACTAGTCTATCCTGACCACATGACTGCAATTTTATGGGCAGTAACTAGCCATTTTACCAATGAACTATCCCTATGATCCTCGATCTAAAACTGAGGAATCTTCGTTACTGTCCCTTATTGGGGTAGACCAAACGAAGGCTCTACCAAGTGTAGACCAGTTCCCAGCTTCTTTCAACAAAGAAGACGGATTAGCCGTCTGGAGGAAAGTCTTAAGTTCTACCGAATACAAATCCGTAACTCGGGATCATTGGGATACAGCTCTACGTTTGTACTTACACGCTTGTGACGTCGCTGGGATTTTTCCGTTCGCTAGATCCACGCAGCAGTCTAACAACGACACTACGATACGGTTCCTAACGAACGCTAGAAGAAAATTACAGTGGTACTTCAAACTGGTGGGGATGTTCGACAAGATCTCTCCATTGTTTATAAATCGCTCGTACACTTTTTCTTCGAATCACTTTGAAGTTACTACTGAGGCTCAGCTCTTACCAATCAACGATCCAACGTTTGGTAAGTGGCTGAGGATGACACCCTATCCTGGATTTAGACCCGGGATACGAAGCACTGTTCTAACCAAGCTAGTTCAGAATACCGTAGAGTCAGAGATACGTTTAGACTTTGACCTACAACGAAAACTGCGACCAGTCTTTTGGATAAACATTCATTGCCATACACCAATAACGTACTCTTCAGTTGGACCCCCGGCGTCTAAAGAAGAACTTACGGAGTACGCTGAAAAGACAATCTGGTTGCCTCTTGTAAGAAGTCATAGATATCCTGGTAATATGAAAGGCTGGAGATTACTCTGAGAACCAACATGCAAGTCACTATTTCAAAATCCACTCCAATCAAGGCTGGTCCGGCACGCCCTCTGCGCTCGGTCTCAACTCTGGCCCCTGATCCCACCTACATGCTGCGCAGAGACGACCTCAAGCGCGGTGCTCTGTACTTCTACAATAACTTGCTGAGTGCAAGAAAAGCTCAATGGGGATGGGCTTCTCTTGTTATGCAGGCTCTGTACCCAGAGCAGCCTCAAACAGAGCTTTCCCCTAAGGATGCGGTCAAGCGGTTCGCCCCCTTTCTGAAAACCCTCAGCGAAGCGTTCACTAAGTCTGGGGCTAAGGCTGTCACCGCTATCCGCAGAGACGTAGAGAACGGTTATTTCGTAGCTCGCGTACCTATCCTGGCGATGAATGCGTCTGGTGGTGTTCCTAATGACTGGGCAAAGTTGTCTCCTCTGTTTTCGGACAAGGACGCTACTGTACCAACTCCAACTACTAACTATCAGAATCTTCAGAGGGTCGACTTAACTACCCTGAAACCTATCGGCAACTTGAACGCCAAAGACGTTCAAGCCTTGCGCGAGTGTAACGCAGGTCTGTATTTTGTAAATGTAGGTCAGTATCAACTGGTGGTGTTGGAAATCGTTTTCACCAAGCCTCAAGTCGAACATCTGACAAACGGCGCGTTCGCTCAGGCTCGCTCGTTAGATTTCTACGGTATCATCCGCTCTTGGGTAGACGGCTACTACGGTACTATCCGTAAGAGCAGCCAATTCTCTATTCCTCTACCGCGTATTGCAGCTTCACTACCAGAAACACAATCGTCACGTCTGTCGGAAGACGGTCTGTGCATCGATGAACACGGCTATCTATACTGGCTGGCTAACCCTCAGGGCCATAATCAAGTCAGTCGCTATCAGTCACTAGCTTCTGACGCTTACGAACAGGAAGATGGATCCTTTTCAGCTATCAATTGGTCAACGGGTAAGCTGAAGACCCCTCCAAAGGCTATGCCGGTGCTAGTAGATTGGACGAACCTAAAGTTCGCCTATACCTCTACCGACGGTAGCTTGCTGATTAAGAACCTGGATAGAGTCAATCCAGTAACGATTCCTATTGCGGTGCGCTACCTACGAGGGCCCATCTCGCGTCAGCAGCAAACTGCCTTTATCAGCTCCACTTTCAATCTAGCTTCGTTTCTAAACTTAGATGCTAAAGGCTACGACAACGAAAAGTTTACCCTTGAACTGCTAAAGTTTGCTAAAGTAAGAGACGCAGCGCAGACACCCGAAGAAATCAAACTTGTAGATATCTTTGAGTACGCTCGTCAGGCTAACGAAGATTTCACCCCAGAGTTCAATGCACCGTCCCCTGGTTGCCTTGTGTTTATCCGTTTGGTTGCTGAAATCCGTAAGGTAATCGAGGCCGATCCGTCTAACGCCTTTGCCTTCTACTCAGTGCTTACTATCTGCGGATACATGGCTGACGCTATTGTGTTCGGTAAGTACGGAGCAGAATTTGGTAAGTATTCTGAACAGGATAAAGACCTGCGGAAGGCTTATCTTAACCAGAATGTGGATCCTAGCTGGAAGCTTGAGTCTGTGCCTTTCATCAACGAAAAGCTTGGTCTCCTGCCTCACCAGTATAAGGTGCAGAACTCTCTACGCCATAGCCCCAACCTAGCCATTCTCCCTGTAGACGCCGGTGGTGGCAAGACCCCTCTTGCCATCTACGAAATCCTAAAGGAAATGAAGACTAAGGGTGAAGATGGTCTCAGTCTGGTATTCTGCCCCTCACACCTTGTGGCGCAATATGTTAAGGAGTTCAGCTACTTCTGCGGCTCTCGCGTTAACATCATTCCAGTGACTTCCTACACTATCCGTAGAACTGGCTACGATGCACTGGAAGCAATGATTCGTCACGCGCCGCCGAACTCAGTTGTGATCTCTGATTATAACGCCATTGTTTTCCGCAAGTTCTCTATTGCGTATGGCACTACACCTATCGTAGTCTACCCGGCGGTAGAGTTCCTGCGAAAGTTTGGTTTCCGTTACGTGATCGCTGACGAAAGCCACTGGCTTAAGAACGCGGGGCATAGAAACGCCTCGGTTGCTCGTCTATTTGCAGAGATCCCCTACAAGCGGCTAGCCTCGGGTACTTTCGTTGCTAACGTTCTTACCGATCTAGTAAAGCAGCTTTCCTTGCTGGACGCCTCGTTATTTGGCTCAACTGACGACTTCGTTCAAGAATATGCTCTTGAAACGCGTGGTGGCAAGGTCCTCTCTTGGAAGCCTGGCGCAGAAGCCCGCATCAAGTCGTTGCTACGTGAATACGTGGTAGTCGCGGAAGCAAAGAGAAAAGAATGGGCCGCTATCCTTCCCTCTGCCCGCGAGAAGTTCCATCGAGTATCACTATCGGATAAGCAGTTTGAAGTCTATAATGCTATCCTAACTCAGATCATCGAAGAGATCCAGGAGAAGATCAAAGAGAACGAAACTCTTGCCGCCCTATTCTCTGATGACCTTAACCCTGACGACCTTGAAGTAAGTCTCGATGAGCTACTGAAGCCTTACTTAGCTAGGCTAGAGATGTTCTTAAACGCCCCTGGTCTAGATCCGTTAGGTAAGGAACTGCTTACTGGTGACGATCTAGTTTCGCCAAAGGCTCGCGACATAGTTGAAATCTGCCAGGAACATCTGTCCAGCGGGTTTCCTGGAAAGATTCTCATCTTTACCAATTACGCTAACTCTCGTGACGCCATTTTAGATGCGTTCCCACCCGAACTGCGCGCTCAGACCATCCGGTATCTGGCCTCAGAGAAAGACGAATGCGGTGCGCAGTTTGATAAGGACGATAGCAAGCGGATCATGATCGGTATCGAAAACTCGATGAACACTGGTCTAAATCTGCAGCAAGCTTCTCGTCTTATCCGTTGCGAAACAGTGTGGACCCCAGGTGCGTTGGAGCAGGGTAACTCCCGGCTTAACCGCCCCAACATCAAGAACCCGGAAAACCGTGAGGAGATTGTTTTTGACTGGCTGATTGTTGATCGAACCATCGATGTCACCAAGATATCTTACCTAATGGCTAAGACTATCTCGAAGGCAAAATTCGACGAGGCGGGTTCCCCAAGGTTTGATGCTCTGATGGTTCCACCGTTATTCAACATCAATCTTGAAACCATCCAGGAGTCTAACGACTTCGACACTACGCTAGTAGATTACTTCGAAAGCTATCGCAACTACAAGAAAGCTATTGAAGGCGAGTACGCGGAGTATAGGGAAAAGAACAAAGACGTCTTGTTTACGCCTGATGGTAAAATCAAGTTCGCTCTTCTAGAGCGTGCTGAGAATACTCCTGGCGCTGCTATGATGAGGCGTGTTCCGTACGTGCCAGGCACCGAACTGTATAAGTCTTCGGAGCTTGGTCTAATACGATACGATGACTTCATGAATCTCGACTTGTCTGTGGACGATGACGAGGAAGTTGAAGAAGTTGAAGGCAACGACGATTCTGCGCAGCTCGCTGAAGAGCGGTCGAAGCTAGTTGGCATGTGGGCACACACTCAATGGGGTGACGGTGAAATTGTACGCGTGAATAACGCCACCATCGTAGTTCAACTACCTTCTGGTGAAAAGGTTAAGCTGCGAAAGCTAGCTGCCTTTGTTATCACACGTAAGCTGACTTCTAACAAGGACATTCGTACACAACTGTTGAAGCTAACTGGCGACGTCCCTCTAGATACTCCGGTAGAAGTGCTGGAGCCTAAACAAGCACTTCCAACTGGAAAGGGGAAGGCCCCTGCCATCGAGAAACAAGAGGACGAAAAAGCAGGACCAGTGTCACTGGATCTTGAAATCACAATCGTCAACGACTTCCTTGGTATCCGTCTAGCTAACAACGATGATGAAGCGGCAGTAAACATTGCCACCGCGAACGGCTTCCGCTATTCGCCGGCATACTATGCTGTCCAGATCAAGCGTCCGCGTATGATGGTCGAGATCTTTAAGAAGTGGGGTGAATCCGGGTTTGTCTGGGACAAGTCCAACAACGAAGCTTGTCATGCCGCCTGGGCACACTGGAAAGCTAATGTGCAGACAGGAACAAACTTTTATGGTGTAGCCTTTGAGCAGGACTTCAAGAACTTCTATCGTATGGAGTTCAAGCCTAACGCAGACAAGACCCACATCAACCCTTATCCGTTGATTCAGGATGAACTTCTGTATCTGGCTTTGCCCGCTGTAGGTCAGCCCGGAAGCAAGCTAGCCATCCGTAAGTCCATGACGCTGCCAGCAGTTAAGTGGATGGAGTATGAAGCTAACACTGAGCTAATTGCTTTCGTTGCTAGAAAGGAAAAGGCCTTAGCTCTGATCGAATCTCTGCAAAAGCAAGGGTTCGAAATTCCTAACCTTAAAGAGCTGATTCGGGATATCCGTAGGCTCAGAATCGCGAGAGACTGATGAACAAGACCTACATCGAAAAATTCCGTAGTCTTCTACGGAATCGTGGTGTAGCTGTCCAATCCGAGGGGGTTTTGACCCCTTCGGAGTTGGCTTCTATACGTGGTATTCTCCTGATGCATTTTACCTCTGACGAGGTCGACACGGCATTAACCTATCCACAGATCCTACCTGAAGCTTTCTTTCCACCACAGGATGTGCTAAAAGAAGTACCTTCCTCTACCTCAGAAGTTGAAACTGCTGCGGAAAAGGCTGGAGAACCTCTTTCTACAGAAGAGAGCTCTACGATTTTAGTAGAGGAGTCAACTGAAAAGATTGAAGAGCCACCGCCTGAAAAGGTAGTAACCTCAGCTGATGAAACTGCCGAGGAAACCTCTGTTGAAACCACTAAGGTTAATCCTCCTGCGGCGAAGAAAACCTCTAAGCCATCTAAGCCAGCTAAGCCGGCTAAACCAACTGTAGCTGTACGCGTTAAGAGGGCAGAATGACAACATTCGTTAGAAACAATCCGTGGAGCACGCGCACCAGTCTTAACCTGATGCACGTGAGTTACGATGGTATTGCCGCAGCCGACGGTGATGTGGCTTACGTTGATTTGAACTCGCTGTTTCAGAAAGGTCAAGTTAACCTTGGCATTCAGATACAGGCGATTAACACTTCTGTGGCAATAGACATAACGCTATACGAACCGCGTATAGCTACAGACCCTGAGCACGCTGAAAACACTAACGCTATCTGGCACGAGATTGATGCTTCAGTGACCAACGAAGTTATTGGTTATTTCTCGGCAGCTACAGCTTTACGCTTGCGCTTTCTAACTACTGCCGGGCAGGTTATTATCGGCACTTGCTGATACTGTAAATGAAGTCATCGGCCTTTACTGCAATGGTAAGCTAATGACTTCCTTTAACTCACAGGTTGGATCGCTGCGCGAACGATCCGACCTATCTTCACTGAACTTCCCAGACGGTTATCCGGTCGTGCCCTTGGTTAGCCGCTCTTGGGGAGGTTCAAAGTTCAAGCTCCTCATTCTTGTTGAGTCCATCGACTCTCGAGACATCTACTCTGGAAAGCTCCTCTCTGGGGAAGACGAAGACCAGCCACGCTCACGGGACGCCCGTAGCGAGCATAACCCAATGAAGTCAATCTTCATGACGGTCTTCGACAAGGCAGTTGCCATGCTCAAGCAGTATGACATCACCTTTGACGAGGACTCCTTTCCATCCTTAGCTGTTGCAAACTTTAACGCTAAGAAGATCAAGAGCCTGGATCCACAAGTGCAGCGCACGCACTTCTCCGGATTCGCCACGCGGGCTCTTTCAATAATCGAAAAACTCAAACCTACCCATATACTGATTTGTGGGGACACGGCTGCACACGTTTTACTTTCGAGATTTGAAGCCCCTGAAGGTGAGCTTTCGGCAGACGAAGTCAGCAAGAACTCTCTGTTCAAACGAGGCTGGGTGTTCAAACGTGCCTGGAGAGGTCGGGAGTTCCTAGTAACTCCAACCCTAGACCTTGAAAGCCTGTACTCTGTTGGTAAAGTCGAAGGCGATGATGAAGACGAGGGTGACAAGTACGCTGCTGGCGACCTCTTGTACTTTGTTGCTCGTAACTTCATGAACCTTCTTGCAGGTAGAAACCTGCATGACCTTTCGCATATCAAACCGAATCCTGTTTACGTTGACACGATTGCTAAGTTTGATACCTTAATGGAGAAGCTGTGGTCGGCTGACACGTTTGCGTTGGACACGGAAACCAAAAATCTGTCCAACTCTAAGAACGCCTTCTACATGATGCAAGTAGCTATTTCTACGAAGAAGGGCTATTGCATCCCCGTTTCACACCCAAAGGGGCCATTCACACCTGAAGAGCAGGCTTACATCCTGGGCAAATTCCGCAAGCTTCTTGCTAGTAAAAAGAAAAAGACCATCATCACCCTGAATGGCGTATTTGATACGCGGGTGAGTCGAACGATCTTGGATCTAGCGTTTATCCCTCACCATAACATTCACGAGATTACTGCTGGTGAACAGTTGCTGGATGAAAACCTGGGCCTATTTGCCCGTATGAAGTTCTACTTCTTAGGTGATTACGTAAAGAGTTCGTACCAGAACCTACGAAACCTGTTTTGCTACTATGGCAATGACCTGTATTATCGTCTCCCCTTCTCGAAGGAAGAACGCAATCTTACAGGTAGTTTTCCACCGGATGACGAAAACCTACTAAAATACTGTTCGCTCGATGTGCAGAGCATCTTTGGAATGGCCGAGCAACAGTTTGAACGTGCTGAGCGAATCATTGTTCGTCAGAACTACAAATCTAAGCCCGTCACCTATTCCAAATACTTCCGCACTCACCTGCTGAACCAAATGAGCAATACCGTTATTGGTATTTCTCACATGGAGCAAAACGGCTCCCCAATCGACACTGATTACTTGCTGCACTTGATGGGGAAGAACAGTCCTCTGCACAAGGTCATTAACGAGACAACGCAGGAACTCTTAGCACTACCCAACGTAAAGAAGACCAACCTTCAACTGCTCAACAACGTAGGCAAGTCCAAGACTTCTCTATTTGGAGGCACCCCGAACATCTTCAATCTGGGAACGAAGGAGCATGTTCTAAAGCTATTCTTAGAAGTCATGGCTCTTAAGTCAGTGGCTACTACTCCTACAGGTGCGCCGTCTATAGGTAAAGCTTTTGTCGCGGCGTATGAAAAGCAACACAAAGAAGTTGAACTGTTTGCAGTAATCGGTAAGGCTAAAAAGCTACTGAGCACCTACGTGAAGTCCTGGTATGATATAATCCAGGAAGACCTGGATTCCGTCGTAGACAAATGCCTGCGTCCATCTTTTGGGTTCTTTACAATTGTTACTGGTCGCTTGAACTCTTTCAAGCCGTCACTGCAACAGGTGCCTTCAAGAGGTAAGCTCGCTTATTACATCAAGAGAGCATTCCGTGCCCCTCAGGGTTTCTTGAACATCAAGTACGACTATAGTGCTCACGAGGTTAGAGGGTGGTCTTACCTTAGTGGCGACAAAGCCATTGCTGCTTCCTTCCAAGCGGGTCTTGACTTACGTCGGGAGCTAATCAAGGTCTCTTTCCCTAAAGAGTTCAAGTTCAGCTTAAAGCTAGACGCAAAATCCAAGGAGCGCAAAGGGTTAGACGCCGAGAAAGACAAAGCCAAGATAGCAGAAATTGATGCTTGGCTAAAGAAGCACGAGAATCACGTCTTGGTCAGGCTGTTCAAAAAGCTAGCCAAGGATGGTGACTTCCACCTTCAAAACGTATATCGAGTCTTCAAGAAATGGGTCGATAAGTCTCATCCGTTACGGGACGCTGTTAAAGCAATCGTCTTTGGTCTAATCTACGGCAAGGGTATTCGATCGCTTGCAAAGCAACTAGGCATTGAGGAGGAGGAAGCTGCATCCATTGCAGACGGCCTTTTCGCAGAATTCCCGGTAGGTGCCAAATGGTTGGAAGCAGCCATTCTGCAAGTGAAGAAATACGGATACGTCATGTCACCGATTGGTAGATGCCGCCGACTCTGGCGTGTCTTCACTGGTCGCCGGGCTGTTATCTCTGCAGCAGGTCGTAGAGCACAGAACGCTCCTATCCAAGGACTTGCCTCCGAGATGGGTAGTTCCGCTGCTGTTCTGGTGCTGCGCCGCAGCTATCTGTTCATCAAGAAGTGGAAAACCTGGTTTACCTGGAAGCACTTTCCGTTGTATAACCGTGCCGTTCATGATGCTAACTACTTTACTGTGCCTTACGAGATGGTTATCCCCTTCATCCATATTATGCAATACATGGCAACGAATGGTCTGGTTGATTGGTATGACGAGTACTTCGGTTTCCGCTGCACTATAGAACCCGAGATTGAACTAGAATTCTCCGCTTCTGAGGATAAGTCTTACAAATGGTCGTGGCAGATCCCCGAAGTACCATACCTGATCCATAAGTGCCTACAGGACCAAATAGCTTTGGGTACTCTGGACCCAAGAGATTTAGATCGAGTGTTCAAAACCATAATGAAGCCTTGGAAAGATAAGGAGATGCGGGAATATCTGCAGTCTACCTATCCTTTGCTTAACGTACCTGATTTGTTGCCACAGATAGAAGCTACCGTGGCTGAAATGAAATTCAATGACAAGGGTTTAATCGTATGACACCTTCATCTCTGAAGGGGGTGCTATACGGGGGTTTGGTTCTCAGCACCAATAAACCTCCGTCAGTACCTTTCTTCTCTGCGCAGTTTGTTCCAACTCAGCATATCCATGGTGCCCCCTACGGTTCTGTGTACAGCACTTCGGAGTATTCTTCCGCTTACTACCTTCCTCAGCAGGGTAGTAGACGCTACTCTGTATATTCAGTAGCTCCACTATCCGATGGATACGGCGAATTGATGATTAAGAATCTGGTTGCTGCTCAGAATTCTAGTGAGTCCATGGGTTTGAAAAAGAACCTGCGAACTGAGTTTTACGATTCTTGCCCCGATGCCAGCCTGTTTGTTTTGGAGCAGAGTGTTCCGTATGGTGCTTTGATCTTTCAATCCAAGGGTATAGAACTTAGCATGTATGGCCTATATAACGCAGACGAAGCCATCCTGTTCTGGACAAACTCTGACCTTATCGAACGACATCTTCTATCTACCTACGGGGAACGGTACTTGCTGTATCGCTTCTTGCCTCGTACGAATTTTGCTACCGTAGTGATGACTGCGCGTGTCTGCTCTCGATGGTATCGTTGGGGTAAGACCAAAGAATTCAAATCACAGGGGTCCCGGTTCCCTATTTTAGAGCGCTCGCTATTCTATGAGCAACCCACTAGCTGATCTTGTTAGAAATGAGCTTCGCAAAGTACAGGGTACTAAGAAGCTTGGTAAAGACTATAGCTTTATCTTATGCCCGTTTCACAACGAGCGCACACCTTCAGGTCGAGTATTCCACAAGGATAGCTCTATCTCCGGCGTAGGTTGGTTCAAGTGCTACGGGTGTGGCAAGTCCGCCCCCTGGAACGATCTAGCCGAGGTTTTGCACCTTGAACAAATTACCAAAGCTAGCGAGCGTAAAGCCTCTCTTAAAGTACCCCCTGCTAACTATCTTACGTCTGACGACGATTTCCTTTCTGTTCAGAAGTCAGCACATGCTGAAGATCTAAAGCACTTCGATCTCAGAGTGCCTACCTACCAGAAGTACGCTGGCCTCGTCGCTAACAAGTGGCGAGGATTTAAGCTGGATTTCTTGCATGACGTAATAGGTGCGTCCTTAGTTAGAAAACACTTTGCGGAAGCTGACTACCAGAAGTTCTATATATTCTTGCCAGTGGATGTCAAAGGTAAACGCCGTGGATACATCAAAGCCCAGATAAAGAAAGCCAAAGACAAGAGCGTACCCTCATACATAAATTCTAGTGGCACCTGGTCCAGAAAGCATGGACTGTTCCCATACGATCCTGCTGTAGACCTTATGGATAGACTGGGCCTACGTACTCTAGTCCTTGTTGAAGGTCCACGTGATGCTCTGCGCTTGATACGTATGAATATTCCTGCAATCTGCATCCTAGGTACACAGTCCTGGTCTAAGGCTAAACTAAAGCTACTAGCGATGTCAGGTGCCGAGCGCATTATACTCATGATGGACGGTGACGCGGCGGGCAAGAAAGCAACGAAGCTTTTGAAGACCGGGCTTAATGTAAATGGTGAGCAAGTGGCCCCTCCGCTTAACGAATTCTTCGAAGTCAAGGTAATGAAGCTCTGGAAATTTTCCCCAAGTAAGGAAGAAGCCTACGACCCAGGCAACTGCCCTACTGAACTTCTTTTAACTGTCAAGGACTACCTAGTGTAGAAACGAAATGCTCTTATATCTAGCTCTCGCAGTCGGTATTGCAATCTCTTCGGCGGCCGCTGTTTGGCCTCTAGCAAAACAATCGGGAATAGCGTCACAACAAGAACTCATTAAGCAAGCTAACGAGGAGAAAGACAAGGCTCGAACGGAGGCTACAAAAGCCATCGAGCAGTTCAACACTTATAAAGAACAACAGGCAAAAATGCTGGTGGCTGCCGAAGCAGAGGCTATGCGGGCTAGAGACGCGGCTAGAAAATCTGAAGCCACTCACCTCACCTCTGTGAACGATTTGATGTCGAAATATTCTGAAGCCGTCAAGACTATCCGTACTTGCACGCTATCACCTGTAGGTACGTCAACAATCCGTAGCCTGATCCAAGAGGCAAACAAATGAAATTCTACCTGATGATCGCCCTCTGCGCTTTTGTGAGTGGGTGTGCTACCAAACCTGTAGATGATTGGAAACCCCCAGCAGCAGTCGATCCTAAAACAGAAGTCAATTTGAGCTCTGACTACTTTGTTCAATGCGACCCTCTGCCTGATCTTAAGAGCACTACTGATCAGGGTACTCCTCTATGCCAGCAAGCTTCTGCTATCTGTGAGGAAGCAGTCGTTTCCTGGGTTAAACAAGTTACAGTGGTACACAAGAATTGTAAGAATCGTGTGGACTCGCATATCAAGTTGCTAAACAATCTCGTTTCCACACAGAAGGGGTTTAAGAAAAATGACTGAAGCGAAGGCACCTGAGTACGTAGACTACTTTAAGGTACGGGCAAACCCCTCCGGGTTTTCTATTTCTCTGCTAACTGAGGACCCCCTGCCTGAGAAGTTCAAGTCCTCTAATGTCCTATACAGAGACCTGCGTCGGGTACTGACCAATTACCTTAAGCTCGATAATGGGGTCATCAAAGTAAAGCGGTGCACTGAATCTTCCCCTCCGCATACGATCTTTGCTCTAGCCTTCAACGGCAATATTGTGTTTGATCCTTTGGCCGTATTTCGTAACCCCTACTTAGCTCTCACAAAAGATGGCGTGCTTAATCTGGCGTCTATTCCTTTTCGAGAGGATTACTTACGCGCCGACCACGATCATATCAAAAATAGGAAAGCCCCATGGAAAAAGAAGAAGCCCTTAGAGAAGCCTTTAGAACCTACCAGTCCTACCTCGGAAACCGTAACCTCATAGAAGCGATTTATACGCGAGCACGTTTGATTGAAGAGTTGAACCCTTTGTTCGTCAAGCTTGAAGACCTTCTTGCTAGACAGCGTGCTATGTTCGTTTCCAAGGCGGATAAGCTAGTGCCAATTGACATTGGAAACGAAGATCTACGAATCACTTCCGCCTTGGACGATATCTATACGGCGGAAGACCAGACGCGTAGAGCTCAAGCAGCAAAGCTGGCAAAACGCCTCTACTCTATCTATCATCCGGATAAGTCTACAGGGGATGCTATAACCTTTAGCCTAGTACGGAGATGCGCTAAAGAAGGTGATCTAGAGGCCCTCTACTTGTTTAGAAAGAAAGAGGGTGTTGATGACTTCACTGTAGAGGAAGTGCAGCTACTCAATCAAAAGCTAAAGATTCGAGCTTCTAAATTTCAAGGCTCCGCTTCTTACCAGGTAGCTCAGAGCTACATTAGCAACCGACAAAAGTTTATAACTGACTTATCTGACCTGCTGAACAAACGTATTCAAATACTAGAACTTCAGCTTCTCGGCATGAATCCTAAATCCAGTTTGGAGATTTGATGTCTATCAATAAAGACGACTTCTTAGTTGTAAGCCACAAGAAAACGGACGATAAGACCGTACTCTTGCTTGTCAAAGCAAAGGCCAATGCATCCGACTCCAAGACCGTTAAGGCTGAGCTACAAGAAATGCCACATATCAGGTCTAAGATTGATCACTACGAGGTAAAGAACGTGGTCCTAAACCTGGGCCCTAGACCTGAGCCCGGAAAAGTCTACGGATTTGACCTATCACGTGTTTATCTGGGAAGCCGGGAGCACGAGTATTTTGGTGACTTCCATTTCTTTACGCGCTTGAATAAAGAAGCGGGTAGCAAGCTATTCAAGGGTGCTGACTACGTAGCTAAGAAGTTGCGGAAGCAAGGCTTGGACTTTCTGTTTGACTGTAACTGCGTATACGAGATCGTACCTAAACACGGTAAATACGCTGGCATGTATTACCCTGAGCGTAAGAAGCAGGACATCCCACCCCGTATACAGCTGTCTGTAGACAAGTCTTTCGTAGAAAGCTCACCGATTACTGATGCCTACTCCTACGTACTTATGCACGAGATCGGGCACCTAGTCCATCTTAAATTCTTACGAAATAAGACTGCCTTAAACGCCAAGTGGATCAACAAGTACTCCACGACTATCAAACCCAGAGTAGTAACCAAAGAACAATCCCACGCGCTGTTGGATGAACTCCCTTCCCATCAAGAAGATGGCCTGCGTGGACTAGTAGCTTCTCTTGAGGATGACGAAGCTAAAGCCGACCTCAAGCTAGTAATCAAGTGGATCAGAGAAACCAAGAGTATTGACTTGCGCGACTTAGACACTCTGATTCGTAACGGCGACAATTCCAAAGAGGTACTGCGTGGGTTGTGGCCTACTATCCCGGTGCAATCAAAGAAGCTGTCGCCGCTGGTAACTGAGTATGCTTGTAAAAACGTACGCGAGCTGTTCGCTGAGTCTTTTGCTTTCTACATGCTTGGTTCAAAATTGCCAAACTCTATTAGCTCTCTGATGGAACGCAGTCTTCAAGAGGCTATCAATAACAAGGGACTACTGGATGAAGATGATGAAGACCCCGACCCCGAACGAGACTCCGACTGAAGACGAGCGTAAACAGTCACCTTCTAGATATGCAGACGACGGCCCTAACTACGAGGCTGACGAAGAACCCGAAAGCACTTCATGATTAGCTCTAATGAAAATGTAGGTTCGTATACTGGAGACCCCGACTACACAGTAGTAGGAGCAGGTCTATCTGGTGTAACATTTGCGAGACGGAAAGCCGAATTAGGTGCTAAAGTCCTGGTAGTCGAAGAACGAAGCCACCTAGCGGGCAACGCTTATGATTATATCAGTGAACACAGCAACCTGCTTGTTCACAAATATGGACCACACCTGTTTCATACCAACAGCCAGTTGGTATACGACTTTCTTTCTAGATTCACAAAATGGCGTTTCTACGAACACCGTGTAAGAGCTAGGGTTTCTAACTCTTATACTGTCCCTGTCCCTGTCAATTTTGAATCGATACGCATCTTTGGGGAGCTAGACGCTATCCACGGTCGCGAAAACCTAGCTGAAAAACAGATCCTTGCTCTGCAGGCTCAATTTCCTCAGGACACTAGATATACTCTACGACAGCTTAAAAATCTCGGTGAGCAGTTCCCAGTCTTGAACGCCTTGTGGGAAACCGTCTACAACGCTATCTTTAAGAACTACACTCTAAAGATGTGGGGCTGCCCGCTCCAAGATTTGAACCCTTCTATTGCAGATCGAGTGCCACTAATAGCTGGTTACGATGACCGCTACTTCAAGGATACTTACCAATGTATGCCTGTTCATGGCTATGCACCCATGGTGAGAAGCATGTTGGAACATCCAAACATAAAGTTTGTTCCCAATCAATATTTTCGTAGATCAAAGACTAAATGCAAGATATACTACACGGGGTCTATCGACGAGTACTTTGATTTCTGTTATGGGACACTACCTTATCGAGGTATAACCTTCAAGCACGAAGTCCTCCGAGAGTCCACTGCTAGTGAATGGTTTAATTGGGGTAACGCCAGCACACTGAATGATCCGGGCCACCCTACAATAACGCGCACTTCCAGCATGTCAAGAATTGCTGGGTACGTATCACCGAGTAGAACCGATTGTCGTATTACAGAGACACCTAACAGCACTGGTAGATATTACCCTATGCCTACTACAGAAGCGCAGGCTCTGTATGATAAGTACGCGCTGGAGGCTGAAAAGCATCCTAATATCAAATTCGCTGGTAGACTCGGTTCCTATCAATACCTGAACATGGATCAAGCCGTTGCTCAGGCCCTGAAATACGCGGAGAATTTTTAGTGATCATAAGCCACGAGCACAAATTTGTCTTTGTTCATAACCCCAAGGTAGCAGGTACAGCGATTCATCAGGCTTTGGAGCAGTTTCACGACGACCCTATTCAGTTCTGGCACCAACGGTTCTTTCGAGAGCTGGATCGCGTAGTAGATGCTGCACACCTAACTCTACATGACCTAAAGCTGGTGAGGCCCCAGGTCTTCGATGGAAGCTACCGCTTTCTTACTGTGGTACGCGATCCGTATACTCGATTTGTTAGCGCCATTGCCGAACACTGTCGTCAGCATCAAACAAAAGTACACTCGGAATTTTACCCTGAGGTATTCAAGTCGTGGCTAGATAACTTGGATGAAACCAATCTTCGATTCAACTGGAAGTACATTCATCTTTGCCCTCAGCACTACTTTACGCCTCAAGTGGAAAACGACTACCATTGGGTATGTGCCAAAAATGAACTGAAACAAAACTGGCGACACATCGTAGCCTTTTTGTTTAGGGAAGAACGATCAGATATCCAGCTCCCTACTGCTAGAGTTAGAGCTGATGATAGCCCTCTGAATTTGGACTACGTCTTGAAGTACAATGAAGGTCTTATCGAGCGTATCTACCACCAAGATTTTGTTCAATTTGATTTTGACCCTAAGACCTGTAGCCGAGAACCTCGTGGGCATTATGAGCGTGTAAATGGTATTCATAGTCCCTACCTAGAATACCCTAGCTCAAACATCTGTACTCTGGGTGAACGCATCGCATTAGATCAACAACTTCGATTGCTAGAATCAAAATGAAAATCCTGTTAACTGTTTTCCCTTCGATGGACATCGGGGGTATTGGTGCTGACATCCTCTGGAAGATGGCTGGCTTGCGTGAAGCTGGGCACAAGGTTCAGATCGTCATGCTAGAAAACTCCACCATTGAAACCACGAAACGTGGGCAGACTAGTAGAGAAGGTTCCACATTCGGGGAAGACGGTTTGCAGATTCATCCGGTCGCGGGTTTTTATAACATCACCCGTATGGGTTATGGTTCTAAATCCCACATGGCTGCGGTCAAGAAGTTCTTTTCCAAATTTGACTTCATCATTCACGAGATTCCTGGGCCCGACCCGGCTAAAACGGGGGATATCAAAGGACGTTGGCTTACTCTATACGAGCACGACATACCTCAGATCATTAGTGCCCACGATGCAAACTTTAGCCGGTTGTATCCATATCTGTACAAAGTAGCCCCTTTCATCAAGGGTATCAGTTGTACTAATCAAGCTGGATACGCTGATCTGGCGAAGTTTCCTGCTCCACGTGCCTTCATTGGTGCACCGCATCCGGTACTGAGCTGGGAAAAGCAAAAGTCCTGGGACGATCGCAAGGCCCAAGCAGTTAGCGCTCACGTATGGAAGGCCTGGAAGCATCATGACATGCAAGTTCGAGCCATTCCTACGCTGAAGAAAACCGGCTTTGTGATGTGCGGTTCAGGCATTGAATACCACTATATGTCAGGTGCTAAACGGAAAGAGAAATATGGCGATATTTGGGAAAAAGCTGTCGCAGCAGGAATGGACTACCGTGGGATGCTTAGTAGTGATGACTTGCACAAGCTATATCGCAAGTCACGTGTTATTGTGGATACCGCTTGGTCTAAGCGGTTTATGAATCTTGGCTGCCACTTTAACCGTTCTATCATCGAGGGTTATAACAATGGCTGTATTCCAGTCGTCGTACACGAAAATATGTACGAAGATGGTTTTCAGTTGCGCATGTTCAAAGCAGGTAAGACCCACTTTGAAATCAAAGCTGATCACAAACCTAAAGAGCTTGCCGAACTAATCGATCACGCAGCAAACCTCTCTGCTGATGAAGCAGATGCAATGCTGCAACGGGGGCGAAAGGTACTGCTCAAATTTTTCGACTATCGTGTCACTAGCCTTGAGTATATCAAGCTTGGGCAAGGTAAACCCGCAGGTGTGTATCCAAAGTTAGAAACTGGAAAAGCCACCAAAAAGCTCAAAGACGACGCAGAAAAGTACAATGTAAAAGTACAGAAGATGCGGGACAAGCTAGATAGAAAGAAATGAAATACGCAGTCCTTTCCTACGGTCGACCAGAAGTACAGCTAACTCTACAGAATATTCCTGCCTCTCTACTTCACACCGTTGAACTCTGGGTGACTCCAAAGGAATACACCGCTTATAAAGCTGGCTGGTATGCGAGCAAGGTGAAGTCCATCAACTGCTGGCCTACGTATATAGACTGTGCCCCAAAGAAAAGGAAATGGGCTGCTTTAAATTTCAACGAAGACTACATGCTCATTGACGACGACCTTAGTCTTTACGTGTGGTCCAAAAAGCATGACAAGTTTGTTAAGCCAGAGTTATCCCCTAAACGCTTTGAGAGAGAATGGCTAGAAGAAATCCCTAGCCTGTTCTCTACCTTTCCGGGAGTTAGCCTTGGGAACAAGTTCATGGCTGATCCTTACGTTAGAGAAAATGGAGTCATGAAGCCTAACAATGTGGGGTTCTGTTTTTCAGGCTTCGCGAAAGACTCTCCGAAGGACAAGCTACTCTATAATAGAGTCTTTGCTTTTACTGATATCAGTCTGCCGTTGCAGATGTTCCAGCGCACGGGCAAGAGCCTTATATACTATGGTCTATGCTATAACCATGCAAGTCATCCCACTCTAGCGACCTCAGGTATGAGTTCGTATCGTGACGACTTTGTCATTATTGACAGCGCTATCAAGATGGGGCAACTTTTTCCAGGTATCGTCACTGGACTAAAGAACACAGGTAATAAAGGCGGTGGAGCAACGCTAACCAAATTCTTCAGCAGAGTCAAGAAAAAGGTGAGTGATAACAATCTCAAAGCAACCGAGAAATGGCTAGAAGAAATGAAAGCCTACTACGGTCTTTCAAGGCTACCAAAGTTGTTTGAGTATGACGATCATATGCCTAGAGCAGACATCATCGAGCTATTCCAGTGGCACTGGAAAAGAGCAAAACAGTAATGAACGGCCCCACTAAATTTTCAAATAGAAAGAGATAGCTAACCATGGAATACGGAAGTCGAACTGTCGTTGTGTGCGTTGGTCTCCCAGGGTCGGGTAAGACTACGCTGGCAGACATGATTCATAAGAAAACTGGTGGGGCGCGTATCAATGCCGACGCTGTACGCGCGAGTATCAGTACGGATCTAAAATTTGAAGAAGACGACCGTCTAATCCAGGCGACTCGTGTTGGTAGTCTAGTAGGCCTGGCATTACACCCCTATACTTTTACTCGACCCATTAAGCAATCTACTATTGACCGCTTGAACAAGGTTGCAGTAGTAGACTTCATTTGCCCGCGTGAAGAATATTGGGAGGAATTCTGTTCTGCAGTTCTTTTTAGAGGTTTACCCCCTATCCACATCCTGAGAGTGTGGATGAACACTATCACAAAAGATCAGTGCCGTTTCAAGGACACCGCGGAGTTTTACCGCCCACCCTCAGCCCCTAATTTTTCTATCAACGAATTCTTGTCCCTTGAGAGCTTGGACGAAGTAGCTAAGCAAATTGCGAACGCTGCGCTAGGAAAGAAGTAAGATGTCAATACCTATGCCTTTGCCTATTACGATGGAGAACCTCTCATCGGACTCCTCACCTACTCCCCCTGAAAATATTTCCAAACTGCAAGAGGAGTTACGTCGCCTTTTGAATTCTCTATCTATCGAAAACGGTTCGGATACCCCAGACTACGTGCTGGCCGAATACCTAATCTCATGCCTTCAGGCCTATGAAAAGGCGATAGCCGCACGTGAAGCTTGGTTCTCTGGGGACGAGTGATGAAGCAGCTATCTATGTTCGAAGAAGAGGGCAGAAGCCTATTTCTACCTAAGCATCAGAATAAAGTAGAATCTATTGTCAAATTTTGGGTAGAGCGGCATAACATCTATCTAAGACGCGCCAGTGGTAAACACCCAAAGCCTTGGACTGCTGATCCTGCGCTGCGGAACTACCGCTTCTGTAATATCTATCGAGAGCTGGATACTGTCAGTGATTGGATAATCCGTAAGGTCATTACCAAGTACGAGGACAATCCGAACCTGTGGTTCATGTTAGGAGTTTCTCGCCTGATTAACTGGCCTGACACCCTTCAGCACCTGATGGATGACAAGGTGTGGCCTGTGTCAAAGTTTAACCCTGACAATGTGTATGCGTCTTTGAAAGATCGTAAGGCTAAGGGGGAGAAAATTATCACAGGGGCTTACATTGTAAATAGCGTATTCCCGCTAGGCGCAAACCCCAAAGATAAGAGTAAGATCTACTATATCCCATACTACGGTCTACAAGGAATGTGGGATGCACGCAAAGATCTGTCGGAAGCGGCGAAGTCTTCTATGGGTGATTTCGTTAGCACTCTGACTAAATGCCATGGATGGGGCGCATTTATGGCTTATCAAGTAGCGGTGGATCTTAGCTACTCTAACAAATGGTTAGGCAAAGCCCCAGATATCAATACCTTCACTAGCCCTGGTCCTGGAACAACTCGTGGTATGAATCGCCTGCTCAACGGTGCGCGGAAGCCCATTGTCACAGGGGCTGCTCTAAATCCCCACATGATTCAACTGCGTTCTGACATGAACTCTTTAGTGAAAGAGCACATCTCCTACCCTTGGACTAAAAACCCAAAGACTGGATTTGCTGATCTAAGCATGAGTAACGTCAGCAACTGCCTTTGTGAATACGACAAATACTGTCGCATCATTAGTGACGAGGGTGAACCTCGGTCGCGTTACGCTGGTCATTAACATGGAGAAATAATGCAAGTCTTTTATCCTAACGACGTAGATGAAGCGCTCTACGCTGCGCTTTCCAACCTAATCAAGGTTGGGATCGAAACTCCATCAAGAAATGGCCCGCAGCTTCGATTCGCAACACCTGTCACCACTGTCTGGCAACCAGAGGTAAACCGTACTTCAACTGATAAGACGCGTGCCAATAATCCATTCTTCTCTATCATGGAGAGTCTGTGGATGTTAGCCGGTCGTAGTGAGGTAGCTTTCCCAGCGTTCTACGCAAAGCAAATTTTGGAGTATTCTGACGACGGTCTCACAATGAATGGGGCTTATGGTCATCGTTGGCGCAATTACTTTGGTTATGACCAAATCCAAACAATCGCGAAAGAGCTGCAAAAGAACCCCACTAGCCGTAGGTGTGTGATGTCTATGTGGGATGGGCGTCTTGACCTTGTCAACCAAACCTCCAAAGATCTCCCTTGCTTGTCAGGAGACACTGTTCTTCAATCCCCTGAAGGTAAGAAGACGCTTAGGCAGCTTGCTAACGCCTTTTCTTCTGGAGATATTACTAAGTATCCCGTTTACTCTGTAGACTTCTCGGCAGAAAATTGGCCTATTAGTCTTCAGTACTGCACCAAAGTATGGTCTTCGGGTAAAAAGCAAACCTCCAAAATCCTATTGGATAACGGGAAAACTATTCGAGCCACAGATAATCATCGCTTCTTTGTGAAGAAGCGTTTGATGGAGGGTAAAAGAACCCTTGATACTTATCAAATAGAAACCGAGTTAAAAGACTTGAAAGTAGGGGATATTCTGTGCTCGGGGTATTTCAGACCTGACCCAAAGGGTTATATTCAGCGCAAAAAGTTTGTAAAGGGCAATACTGTTTTCAAGAATTTGGTAAAAGAACATAGAGATTACTACGAGTTCAAAACTGGTGAATCCTTAGCTTTAGACGAGATTATTCACCATAAAAACGGAAAGCCTGATGACAACAGATTCAAGAATTTAGAGAAAGAGTCGGCCGCTGATCACAACCGACATCATCAGATTATAAACAATCGACATCTAGCCATGTCTAAAGAAGAAGTCAAGGCTAGAGGGCTGAAACATGCCAAGTCTATGGCTGAAAGAAAAACCAGGATTATATCTGTATATGGGTTAACTACTTGGATTGCTCTCTGCGCGAAAAAACCTACTACTCAACAAGAGAAGCTAAAACAGAGCTTCTATTCTAGAGAGCAAAAGCGTCTTTCTAAAGAAAAGGCAGAGAGTAATTTACTTGGTAAAGAGATTCAGTCCTTGCAACTTAGTGAAATCTCTAGTCGGCAGAAAAAGTCACCCACATTTGGTAAGATCGTAGCTATTCAAAAGCATCGTGTTGAAGAAGTTTTTGACTTTACGGTCCCTAAATTTCATAACGCTATACTGGATAACGGGGTTGTAACTCATAACTGCAACCTACAGGTACTATTTGACGCCGGGCTAGGTCGTCTCAATATGACGGTCACCAATCGCAGCAACGATTTGATCTGGGGTGCTTATGGTGCGAATGTAGTTCACTTCTCGTTTCTGCACGAATACATGGCAGCATTGACAGGACTGCCGGTTGGTTGCTATTATCAGGTAAGTAACAATCTTCATATCTATCCTGAGTTCGAAATTACCAGCAGATTCATTACTAAGGCGAATGGCTCCTGGAAGCTAAAATACAAACACGAACCTGAGATGAGTATTCGACCTGTCACCAGAGGTACTGAATTCCTTGTGTACGGGTTTGATTCAACTTCAAATGGTATTGCTGATTTTGATTCTGACCTGCAAACGGCTTTATACGACCCCAGCCATACTGAGCTTGTATCTTTCATTCTGCCTGGATTCAACTACGTAATCGCCCCCGCCAGACTTTCTTACGCTCTATACAAGAAGGGTGACACGCTCTCTGCAGTGAACGTTCTAAAGGAAGCTTTAGAAGCGGTCAAAGACAAAGTGGTTAGCAGTCCGATAAGGGAGCTAGTCTATCTAGACTCTGCTCTTAATGCCCTAAACGCTTGTCAGCTCTGGATGCAAAGGAAAATCAAGTGAACATTCTTACCAAAGAACAGATTCGTGAACATCGCACCGACTTTACTAGATTGCGGGAAATAGCCAACGCGGCTATTGATATGTGCGAGCTGAAAGATCGGTCATACGGCGCCTCTTGGAAACGTCGGGGTGGCCCTGGAGCTTTCATGGTTATGGCTCGTAAATGGGATCGCCTAGAAGCTCAGATGGAAATTGCTGACTATAACATCTTTGACATTCGTAAAGACGCGGTAGAAGATCTAGACGATACGATTTTGGATCTTGTCAACTACCTGCTCCTCATCATGGAAACCCGGAAATGGATCCAGAACCATCGCAAGACTGCAGATACACAACCTATACCGACTGATACTAGTGGTTAAACCGCGCTAGCAATTTTATTGCGTTATAACAGCGGAGATTACCATGGCAATGCAAATGAAAGATGTCCTTTCTCGAGTTGATGAGAAAAGGTTGGAATTGGCTACTCGGGTAAAAATCAAGTCTCTCAAGACTAAGAGCCCAAAACAAACCAACGGAGTTTTTGGTCTGGCTGAAGCTAAGACCAAGTCTTTGGAGAAAGACAAGTGGTCAGTATACGATACGACTATTGAATTCTACCCTAAGAACAAAGTAATCCTGTCGTGTAGCTGCCCAGATTTTATGTACCGTTGGGAGTACGCTCTTTCCAAGAGGGGTGCCGCTCGCATTGTCTACGGTAACGGTGATCCCCCCGATGAAGCTAACCCTAAGTTGCGACCTGGGTGTTGCAAGCATCTCGTCGCCCTGCATGACCACCTGATTGAGAAGGGTAAGATCAGCGCATCATGAGCTCAAACGCAGTATACCAACACTCCAAGGTGTTTGCTTCCCTAAAGGTAGTCAAAGAGCGAATACAAGGGAATTTGACTACTAGTCAATATCTACAAGCCTACGATGAGTATCTGGAAAAAGCTATAACCCCAATTATCGTACATACCAAATTCTTCGACAGCTTCTTAGCTAGATTAGTTGGCTGGCAGGAAAAGAACTTTCGAAGGAAGGTTTCTTTTCTTAACCGGCATGATTTCCCTTCGCTTGCTATCACTTTCCTTCTGCAGAATACACCCGAGGGGAGATTGAAGGCCTATCGTAACCTGTCTTTGGACAGGGGTATATGTATCGAGTTCATAAAACTCTTCCACTCTAATTTAGACTCCTACATAAAGGCCTGTAATTGTGAGCTACTAAATCCCGGCACTGGCAAGTTTGATATTTCCTATGCGTTACAGGTGAAGTTGTTAATGGAGGAATCACTTAAGGCAGACACTCCATTGCTTAACGTGTACTCCGAATCACATTTCTGGTTAGCCAAGGCTTTAGACTTCAAAGAGATTATCGTAGAGAAGTACACTCGATTGTGTTTGAACACTGCGAAGTTTGACTACGAAGACTACTTCAAATGCCAACTCCAACTAGACGATATCATTTCGGTTTATCTAACCGCAGTAAGCAGGGCCATAGACAAGTGCGATTCTAAACAAGGGGTGTTGACAACATACATCAAGAACTGGCTAAAAACTGGTAGAACACAGGCTGCGAAGCTGCTCGACAAGAAATCGATCTCTGTCACGACCGAGTCCTTGAATCAGTTGGCGGACGTACAGTCTATAAACGCCGAAGATGACAGGACTACGGAAGAGCGTATAAAACAGATTCGGCTCCTAGCAAAACTTGCTGACCCATTAGGGGCTGCCCGCGTAACCCTTGGGATAGAAGAAATTCTATCCGAAAAAGAGTTTAACCTTAACCTATGAAAAACCACACCCTCAATCAAATTACGCCTATCGTACAGGAACTCCTGGAGATTCAGAACACTCTAAACACTAAGTACCTTGGTGCGGAGTGGACCAAGAAAGCTGTTGAGCGTAATGTTGTAGACTATCGCGCTGCTATTGTAGATGAAGCTGCGGAACTACTGCGTAGTGACATGTCTTGGAAGTTCTGGACCAAAGAAGTAGCAGCGCCTAATCTAAAGAACGAGCGTATTGAATTTGTAGACATCCTACACTTTCTGATGTCCGACTCAATTGCTTTTCGAGGTATCCAGCATTCGGCTTCCCAGATTAGTGAAGCGTATATGTACGCTCATAGCTCCATCTTTGGTGCTGATTCTGACCTTGGTGATACACCATTTCGTTTTAATGACTCAGTACCTCGGGACATCACGAAAGCGCGTAACGAACTATACTACTTTCTAGCCGCTTCTAACAGGGACTACTTCATTGATGCCTGGTTCCACTTTGCCCGCTTAGGGTTTTATCTGGGTATCAGCTTTGGTGCCACGGTCGCTTTCTATCGTGGAAAGGCTGTTCTTAACTCTTTCCGGATTGATAATGGGTACAAGAACAACACCTACATCAAGGAGTGGGCACCTGGAATGGAAGATAATGATATGCTAACGAAATTCATTGAAGACTATCAAAAGACTACGGATGGTCCGCCGCCTAGCCGCGAGCACATTCTACAATATCTGACCGATACCTACTCCCGGGTAAAGGCAACCCTGTAAATAAACAACCCAACTAAGGAGTAGCGATTAATGGCTAAGAAAAATGCCGGAATTGATATGGATGAAGCCCCAACCAATTCCCGTGAGAATAGAGTAAAGCCCGGTGACATCGTAGATATCTTTGCTTACCCCAATAAGAAGTGGGCACGCATTCGACCCTTCGGTAAGGTCTTTCCTATTGGTGGGCATTGGGTTTCCACCGTGAATAAAGAAAAGAAGAAGGTAAACTTTTATACCCCTTGCTCGGCGTTCGATCCGGATACTGGCAAGCGGGATTCTACCAAGAAGTGTGCATGGTGTGACCACGACGGGCAAGAGGTCCGTTTCACTGTCGACTATTACACCAACGCTATCGTCCGCGCTTATCAGAAGGATAAGCCAAGCCGGATGTCTAAGCCTACTAAGACTGAAAAGGCTACTGGATTCAAGGACAAGGATTCTGAAACCTGGACCCCTGTTCGCGCTATCAAAACTAGTTCGGGTACGCTTAGTAAAATCAAGGCCCTGAAAGAGCTTAACGTTCACGAGAACAAGAACGGTGACAGTGAAGCCTTTGCGGTTTCGCACCCTAAGAAGGGCTGCGACATTCTTATCAAGTATGATAAGGACGCTGAGCCTGCCAACATGTATACCGTGAACAAGGGTGACCCCTCCAAGATTACTGAGGAAGAGGCTGCATATTTGGTGTACGACCTTTCCAATATTCAGGAGGTCCCGTCAGAAGAAGAAGTGGAAAAAGACTATAAGTCTTGGTTGAAGCGCAACGGTGGCTCTATCAAGAAGGGTAAGAAGTCAGACGAGGATGAAGACGAAGACGATGACGACGAAGTCACCCCACGCAAGGGTAAGCATGACGACGATGACGAGGATGACGACGAAGTAACGCCTAAGAAGGGTAAGAAGGCTGGTAAACCCAGCAAGAAGTCCAAGGTGGAAGACGATGACGAGGATGACGACGATCTAGAAGAAGACGATGACGATGATGACGATGAAGACGAAGAAGATGAGAAGCCCAAGGGTAAGAAAGCTAAATCGTCGAAGAAAGACGTAAAGAAGCCCGCCAAGAAGGGTAAGAAGTCAGACGACGACGACGACGACGAAGATTCTGACTCAGATGACGACGATGAAGACGAAGAAGATGAGAAGCCCAAGGCCAAAAGGGGCAAGAAAGCTCCAGTAGCTAAGGGCAAGAAAAAGAAGGTTGACGATGATGATGATGATGATGATGATGATGATGATGATGATGATGATGACGATGATGACGAGGACGAAGAGGAGAAGCCTAAAGGCAAGAAGAAGCCTGCCAAGA